GGATTAATTGAATTTCTAAAAGAAGAAAAAGAAGATAAATCAGAAATGGTTTACGCGCAAGAATACCTCGCAATAGCCGCCTTAGACAAAAGACAATTTTACAGCGATAAATGGATTGATAAGGTTTGTCACGTCGACGAGAAAACACAAATAATAAGTCGAAATGGTAAAAACTATGGCGGGTTTGATTTGGCTCGAATGGGGGGGGATTATTTCACAGCAGAAATAGTTAAGAAAATCAGTAAGAAAAACATCACACAAATCGACCACTACACAAAAAGAATGTTATTAACGACAGATAACGAAAACCTAATTATAGAATATACAAGAAAACATAAATGCAGACAGTCGGGGATTGATGCTGGTTCTGGAACATTAGGCGTTTCTGTTTATGACCATCTACAATTAGTAAGCGACATAAAAAGAAAAATTATCGCGATGAATAACAGACAAATTTCAATAAATCAAGAGGATGGAAAACAAAGATTATACAACGAAGATATGCACGACAATTTAAGAGCAATGGGAGAAAGAGGGGAATTACACCTTTATAATTTAGACGACATCAAAGCGTCATTCAGAAGCGTTCGATGGGATAAGGTTCAAGACGCTCATGGATTATGGAAAGTTAAACTATCAGGCAAGAATACCCACATAGTTGAGGGAATTATGCGAGCGTCAGAATTAGCTTCAAAAGACGAAAGTTTAAATATTATGGCTTTTTGTTAGAAACATGGCTCACACAGGAATTTATGCAACATCAGCGGAGTGTATTTTCAAAATGGGGAATGGTTACGACTCTACAAATGTTGATGAAGATAGAATTAATGAATTATGTTTACAGGTAGAAAGTTTTTGCAATAATTTAGCTCGTGAGGTTTTGGCAAAGGATGCTGCAGCTTTCACAGCCTTAGACGCAGGAAAGAAATACTTGTTATCTGAAATCACATCAAACTATTGCGGATTTTATGGGGCTATGTTTGATGCTAAAGGTTATGGGTCACAAAGAGAACAAGAAAATATTATGAATACCTGTTGGGCGAGATTTGTTCAATGTATAGGATTATTAAAAGACCAAAAAACAGTGGGGTTTGTTATTGATTAATGGCAGACCAATTAATCACAGGCACAACACTGGTTGAAAAAGAAACTCGTAGTATTGGGGATGTGCCTGTTGGGACTATTCTTTCTTTTGCTAAATCTTTAACAGGAGTGCCAACATTACCTAATAGTTTTGTAGAATGTAATGGACAAACATTAGTAGACGCTAACTCAACTTTAAACGGAACTGTAATCCCAGATTTAAACGGAGATAATAGATTTTTGCGAGGAAATGCGACTTCGGGAGGAACAGGGGGAAGTGAAACACATACTCACACACTATCAAACAACGGGGAAATAGCCACAGATGGAGGAAACAACAGTTTATCAATAAACTCAGATGCAACATCAGCGGCATCAACACTTCCAACATATTATGGAGTTGTTTGGATAATGAGGGTAAAATGATAAGATTAATAATTGCAGAGGGAATAAAAAACAGAAATACAATGAAAAAAAATATAAACATTTATGCAGGAATAAACTTATGTTTCAATTTCGTTCTACTACAAATAATTATGATGGGGTTCTATAATGCATGATTTTAAATTATACCCAGAACTGACGAACAACCAGATGAATATGTATTATTTTGATAGCCCACACCAACAAATAACAGAGGATTTTTGGGCGAAAGTGATAAAGGTCACAGACGGGGACACCATCACAGTAAGCGCCCCCTTCCGTGATTTCAACTTTCCAGTAAGGTTTTCAAACATAATGTCAGCAGAACTTAACGAGGAAAACGGAATTAATGCCCGCGACCATTTAGCAGAAATGATTTTAGGGGCAGAGGTAGAAATATTAATTGACAAAACAAACAGAGTCGGGAAGTATGGGAGATTGATTGGGAATGTAATACATAGAGGTTTTGATATTGGGGAGCAGATGAAAGCGGATGGCTTCGCTGTTGGAGTATGGCAAGAACAGATGGGAATTAAAGAGTTGGGGTTAATTTTAGACATATAATGGCAGATAATAAAATAAGTTCAATGGTCGCGGGAAGTGAAACCAACACAATAACAAGCTATTCAGTAAGCCCAGAGGATACAGACGGGGCAACAGACCAAAAGGAAACACCTTGGATGAATGATAAATGGTCAGATTGGTTTGGATATTTTGAAACAATCCCCGAACTTAACGCAACAATCAACGCCAAAGCAACATGGACAATCGGGAAAGGATTTAAAGCAGACCCCGCAACAGAAATGCTTTTGGACACAATCAAAGGGAATGGCTTAGACACATTTAACACAATTTTAGAAAACATGATTAGAACATATTATATTGGCGGGGACGCTTTTTGTGAAATCATAAGAGATGATGAAGGGGTATTAATTAATCTAAAACCATTAGACCCAAGCGTTATAAAAATCGTAGTGAATAGACAAGGGATGGTGATAAGATATGAACAAACCGCGAAAATTGAAAAACACAACAAAAAATTTAAGCCAGAGGAAATATTCCATCTTGCGAGAAACAGGGTCGCTGACCAAATACACGGAGTTTCAGTTATTAAAGCAATAGAAAATATTATCTTAGCGCGTAACGAGTCTATTAGTGATTATAAAACAGTAATGCATAACAATGTAACGCCAAGATGGAAATTCAAATTAAAGACAGATGACCCAGTAGAAATCGCAGCATATAAAGTGAAAATGGACGCAGTAACAGCGACGACAAGCGCAAATATATATGAGCCTTTTGATGTTTCAGAGTCGGAATTGATAGCAGTTTCGCCGAATGCAACACTCGACCCGAAATCATGGATAGACCAACAGGGGAATTTCTTTTATGAAGCGGTTGGAGTCCCTAAAATCATTCTGGGCGGAAGCGGGGAGTTTACGGAAGCGTCCGCGAAAATTGCTTATTTGGCATTTCAACAAAATGTAGAAGAAGAACAGTTATTCCTCGAGGAACAAGCATTAAGTCAATTAAACCTAATTATAGAATTAGAATTCCCCGCGTCGTTAGAGAATGAATTATTATCAGACAATAAAAAAGACGGGGCGCAGAATGTAGACGCTTCGGAAACGACAGCAGGAGAGGGACAATGAACAAACAAGAAATAATTTATCACTTAGTTAATTCGGGAATAGCTGGACTATTAGTCTTAGGCGGAGCAGTTGCGGCTGGTGGAATTACTAAAGAGGGATTTATTGCAGCGTTGGGGGCTTCTATGGTTGTATTTCTAACTAAATTTAAAGAGTGTTGGGTGAATAAAAACAGCAAACTAACACTATTTTCATTCATATAATGGCAAAGAACTCATACTCATATACAGCAAGTTCAAAAAAAAGCAGAGATAAATATAGAAAAATAAGAGCAGACGCTAAGGCTAATGGAGAATATATCTCTTTATCAGAAGCAAAGAAAAGAAGCGGATACTCCGAAGAACAAGAAACAAACAAAACAGAAGCCTATAATAAAGCTAACCCATCAGTTGAACCACAAAAAGAAATAAGTTTAGGAGCGCCAATCGTTTTAGATAAAGCGGGAGTCACAACAGGCGCAGGGCAAAAATCTTCGGAACTCGAACCAACAAAACCACAAGGTATTTTATCAAGAGGAATGGATATATTATCAGCTCCGTTATCACAACCTATAACAACCTTAACAGGGGGACTCGGAGCAGGAGCCGACGCTGTTAAAGAAAGCAGAGAAAAAATCGAGGGCGGGGACTACGGAGAAGCGGCGAAAAGTATTGGAACAACAGTCGCGACGACAGCAGCAATTGCGGCAGTAGTATTATCTGGCTCGGCAATAGTTGGAAAACTAACAACATACGCCCCACAGGCAGGGCAGGCAGTAACAGGCGCAAGTAAGGGAACGCAAATAATAGGGAAATTATCAAGCGTAACAAAATCTAGTAATTTTTGGAGAGTTGCAAACAATGCAAAAAACTTCGCCCTTAAAAAAACAATACTACAAAAATTAGCAGCAACAGCAAAAAACCCAACAGTAATTTTAGGAATATTGGGGTC